TGTTTGATAGTGCGTGGCTGCGCTCATGCAGCATATTGATGTGCATGATTTGCGCGACGCGTGATGCGCGGGAAAGTCTGCGGTTGATTTCAGTCTGGATGTGACGACGCTCCGCGATAGCGCGGTGCTGTTTGCGGTCTGCCATGGTGTGGCCTCTTTGCTCGGTGATAGAAATAACTCACCATCCAGAGTTGAGAATCTCGGGGTGGCGAGACGTACAGGGTTCTCAACACCGGAGAGCAAAGAATCCGGTCCGACCGAAGTCGGCCCCGTACGCCCCGCCATAATTCTGACGCGAAAAAGACGTGGCAATACAGTACGCACAAAAAAACCGCTTGCGCGGTTATGCGCTTTGCTCTGTATCGGGTTGAGAATCCCGGCGCCCGTTTTATGAGGTGCAGCGGAAATGTAACCTGACCGATTGAGGCATGGCAAGCGGTTTTTTTGTGTGTGCATGTTCTGGTTTCTTACTGGTTCAGAAAAAAATCAAAAACGTTATCGATGCGTTGCAGCAGCTCTTGCTGCATTGCTTCCGGCGTTTCCGGTTCGCCAGGTGCCCCCAGCGTTGCGCAGAAATCAGCGATTTCATGATGGAGCGTGAGGCGAATGGCTGGAGCAGTGGTTCTGGCGTGCTCCAGCTGATCCAGCAGTGCCAGCACAGCAGACGGCGAGAGCATTGCGCGAAATGCCAGTAATTTTTGAGGCGTTGCCATTCGTTGCAGGGCAAATGCCAGTTCGCGTAGCTTCTGGTGGTTGATGGTGCTCATGCTCTGGCTTCCTTCAGTAGCTGGTTAAACATGTGAGTAAGTGGATTACTACACCCGAACAGCATCGGGTTTACGTGGTAAGAAGCCTGGCCTCCTGTTTTGCGAGCGCGACCACCTGTGCTGCGGTTTGTTCTGATGACTAAGCCGCCGCGCCAAAGTCGGCGTAACTCAGCATTAATGGCTGTGGTTGGGGTATTCAGTGCTGCGGCGATCTCTCCGCCGCTACACCCCGGATGAGTAGCGATGTAGTCCAGAATGGTCATCTGCGTGGCTCCTGTACCTGTCGGATAAGATTCACCCGCGCCACGTTGGTGGCGCAGAAGTAAGTGCCGTCAGTGAGGTAGATGTGGTGTGCATCCTTTTCCGAACGATGTTTGTCGATAGTGGTAATCAGGCGTTCGTCGACCTCGTATTCGCGCCCTCTGGAGGTAAAGCGAACGACGGGAAAATGCTTAATTGCCATTGCGCCCCCTTTGTCCAGTAACCCTATGCGTTAAATACGGCACATTGCGCGTCATCAATGAATACAACTTGAGAGCGTTCTATCAGGCGGAGATTTGTCAGAATTTCTGATTCCCTTATGGGGTGAGGAGTGATCAGGTATTTATCCTGTAATCCGGCGATAATGGTGTATCGCTGTAGCTCCGAGCCAATTGTGTAAATAAGGCGTCCGGTGTTAGACAAATCCAGTCCGGTGACTGGTTGTGTTCTGAGAACCGCCAGTTCAGCATCCTGTTTTGCGATAATTTCGGCTGCTTCTGCCGTGACTCTTGCGACTATCAGTGTGTGGGTTGCGACGTCCATATGTGCATTTGCCACGGCTTTTTTCGCTACTTCGTTTTCTGTCTTTGAAATTTCTTTCAGTGCTCTGATGATACCTTCTTCTTTTGCGTGCATTTTTGTATCTCCGTTATTTGCGTGTGCGAATACCTCCGTTAATACGGATGGTTTTCACGTTTTCTTATTTAATTTGATGCTTTATTTGTATCGTTATTCACCAGTGAAAAAGCGTTCAATCTTTTTTACTGAATGAATAATTCGCATAATCCCAATGGCGCAGGCCACCGAAATAATCAGAACAAGCCATGAGATAAATATACTCATGCAATATTCCCCAGCTTATACGGTTCAATATGTTCCCCGCATTCTGCGGCACAGATCAGCTCGGAAAGTTCGTTAAGTGCATCCAGATCATCAGCGTAAAAAGCCACGTCATACAGACTCCGGATTGCCCTGGTCAATGAGTCACGGGCTGCTCGTTCAGCATGAGCGCCTGATGCACTTAAGCGAAAATAAAAACGCTCAAGTGCTTTGTTAATGAGAGTTTTATATTCTTTGCCCATCGCAACGCCCTTTAATCTGCTTTCTGAATTTCAGTTTCTGAATCCATACAAATAATTTCGATATAGGGTTCACGCCATTAGCCAGGCGTGCCTTTTCAGCTTCACTAATGATTTCTCGTACGGTCTGGTACGGAAGTTCCACAAGCAGTCGCGTGCCGTTCAGATAAACGTAAGTGGCTTCGTCGGCTCCGTTTTTACCCGCCGGAGCCACTCCATCAATAGCGGATGCGCGTAATAACAGTTCACCGCGAAAATCAATAAAACGGATAAATACACCTTGTGCATGCTCTTTGGTCATAAAGCACCTGTTATAAATCAGCCTGTTTAATAAAACTTTGCCCGCGAAGCAGACGATCAACCGTGCGAAGTGCTTCGTATAATGTGAAATCCTGTCCGAAGTGATTGTCTCCGCAGCTCAATGCAAAAATGCGGTTTCCGGTAAACGGATTGCGTGGGCATTTGTGGACCACGATTCCAGCTTTCTCAATCAGCCAGGTATGCTCGCCGATTTGTTTTACAGCGTGGCCATCCGGTGTTGCGTGTGTTTCGTTCAGGTTATAGCGACTGTTACTACGTGATGCACTGGTAGCGACGTGGTGTACATGGCGTTCTACGCCATTACGAAATTTGGAGTATGGATTATTAGCGTTTTTTTTCATGATGGTGCTCTGTTCATTGTTTTAGCTGTTAGCCAAAGCGTCTTTTAACATCGCCACAAGGTTTACTTCAGGCTTTTCCATTTTGGCGCGTTTGGGGCGGATAATAATTCGACCGTCAGCCAACATCTTTTTGCATGTATTAAGAGGGATACCTGTTATCTCTGCATATTTCTGCAGGGATACATAGGGGGCATTCACATTGATATTGATGGTTATACCTGACATCCCACTAGCCTCCTGATCAGGAAGATTTGTTTTGTTCTTTCTGGGTTAGCTCTAGGCCGCGAAGGAAGATCATGCGCGCCATGTTAGAGGATGAGCGTTGTTCTTTAGCTGCCATTTCATCAATGACGGCTCGCTCCTCGAGGGACAGCCGAAGTGCCAGTCTTGGACCTGTGGCGGTGTTACGCGGAATGCGTGATCTGGTATCGTGAAGAACTTGTTTCATAGTGGTATATTGTGATCATCTAATAGCTCGTGAAATCATTTTGGTATCAAAAAAGATACCTGTCAAGGTTTTTGTATGAAAAATGATATTGGTCAGCGGTTGCGTGAGGAAAGGGAAAGATTGGGACTTAGTCAAGTTGCCATGAGCGACATTGGTGGAGTCAAAAAGCTAACTCAGCTTAGATATGAGAAAGGAGATAGCTTTCCTGATGCTGCGTATTTGGCAGCGCTGTCTCGTTTTGGCCTTGATGTTCAGTATGTTGTGTTGGGAATTCACTCACCTGAAACTTATAACGATGATGAGCAGGAGTTGATTACTCGCTTTCGAGCAGCTTCGTTAGATGTGAAAAACGCGGTGATTGGGGCTTTAAAAGGTGCGATCAGTGAAAAGGAAACTCAGCTATCAGGACGTGAGTTAAATATTTCTGGTGGTAATAACCGTATCGCTGGTCGTGACTATAACGAAACTAAGGGTAGGTGATAGTAGGGAGGTGACATGGCCGTCAACTCAAACGGTTCAAACAATCGCGTTGCTGGGCGTGATTTTCACGAAAAGAATATTCAGATAGAGCGATATGATGGTTCTCATACCGTCAATATCGCAATCCCTTCGAATAATGATGATGACGATCGCCCTTTGCTTAAGGCTCAGCGTAAGGAGCTGAATAGCTTGGTTGCTGCTATTGCAGAAGCTAGCAATACTGAAGCGTTTATTATTTGGCAAAAAGTACATGCGGAGATTGGTGTAGCTGGTATTGATGATATGACAGTAAATCAATATAAAACAGCGGAGAGTTTTCTGCATGCAATGCTTGAGCGATGTAAAGATCATGATGCCTGTAAGGCTCTTGTAAGTTTATTACTACGTAACAGTGAAGACTGTGGACTTCGACAAAAACTTCTGCGGTATTGCCATATCAATTTCGGTACAGGACGTTTAAACGATCTTACTCGTTCTCAGTTACAGTCTGCATTGTCGTGGTTAGAGCAACAATCGGCATCAAGCCACACAGAGAGTTCGACCTTACCAGAAGTCCGACTTCGTGCTTCAGAATTAATCCGACTTTATCCAAAAGAAATAATATTCTTTATCTGCGTAGGGGTTTTGGTAGGCGGTGTCATTTCTAGGGCGTTTTTTAATTTGTAATCTTACTTGAGCTAAATTGAGGTAATGATATGAAAGTAAAAAAGGTTCAACTATTAGTTACTTTTTTATCTATGTTTTCTTTTTCCGCCGTCGCAATGCCTTTTAAAACTATTGAACGTGAGAGTTTCAATGGGGTATGGCCATTTAATACTGATGAGGTTCAATTACAGTGTCTTGATGGTAATCCTTATGTGATGAATTTTGACGATAATAAGTTATATGCACTTACAGGTTTGGCTCGAATAAAAGGTAAAACATTTGGTGCGTTACCGTTAGATAACAATAATCCATTTTGGCTAGATAATGATGCCGCCCCAGGGTTAAAAAAGAGCCTAGGGGATGTCACTAAGGCTGCATTTGATTTATGTGATAAGTAACTAAAATGTCGGTTCGTAAGATTCCATCAGGTAAATGGCTTTGCGAATGTTATCCCTACGGGGCATCGGGAAAACGCATTCGTAAACAGTTTGCGACAAAAAGTGAGGCGCTCTCTTATGAGCGCCGTTTAATGAATAGTAGAGTTGGAGACGAGTTTCAAGATGGTTCTGGTCCTCGTCTTTCTGAGTTGATTGCTCGTTGGTTTGAGATGTACGGTAAAACCTTGTCCTCTGGTGCAGAGCGCAAAGTCAAACTTGAGGCGATTTGTTCCAGGCTGGGAGATCCATTTGCTTCTCAGTTTGACAAAAATATGTTTGCCACTTATCGGGAAAGAAGGCTATCAGGAGAATGGAATCCCAAGGGGAAGAAAAAACTTAGTGAAGCAACCGTTAATCGCGAGCAGTCATATCTACATGCTGTTTTTGCCGAACTGAAGCGCCTTGGGGAGTGGTCTGGTGAAAACCCCCTGACTGGTATTCGCAAGTTTCGTGAGGAAGAAAAGGAACTGGCGTTTCTGTATGTAGATGAGATTGAACGCCTTCTGATTGCGTGTGATGAGTCACGGAATAAAGATTTGGGGGTTGTTGTCCGTATTGGGCTTGCGACTGGTGCTCGGTGGAGTGAAGCAGAAGGATTAAAGCAATCTCAAGTACTGCCCGGTCGAATCACATTTGTTAAAACTAAAGGAAAGAAGAACCGCACTGTACCGATTTCACCTCAATTGCAGGCTATGCTTCCCAAAAAACGAGGAGCGCTATTTTCACCATGTTATGAGGCTTTTGACGCTGCAATTAAGAGAGCGAAGATCGAGCTTCCTGATGGGCAATTAACTCATGTGCTACGTCACACGTTTGCCAGTCATTTTATGATGCGGGGCGGAAATATTCTTGTGTTGCAAAAAATACTGGGGCATAGCGATATAAAAATGACTATGCGTTATGCGCATTTTGCTCCAGGTCATTTAGAGGCTGCTGTTGAATTGAACCCTTTTGACAATAGAGGGTAAAAAGTGGCGATAAAAAGTGACAATAGATTCAAATGGCGTTGTATAGAGCCATTTTCAAAGTTAATAAAATCATAAGGTTATGATTTATAAATGGTGGTTGATAGTTTTTAAAATCCCTCGGCGTTCGCGCTGTGCGGGTTCAAGTCCCGCTCCGGGTACCATGGGAAAGATAAGAATAAAATCAAAGCAATAAGCAGTGTCGTGAAACCACCTCCGGGTGGTTTTTTTGTGCCTGAAATTCATGTCCTGTGCATATCCTGTGCTCACGGGGTGCAATGAGCTGCAATCTCCAGCCTGGCAATGCCGAATCGAACGTGTCGCCTCCAGCATAGAGAACCAGGTTGCTTTGCCTGTTTTCCGGTACTCTTCCGGGAAGGGGCCCTGCTGAGCAAGCTGTAATGCTCTAGCCACCCTGAGTACAAAGTTGCTTAATTCGTGCAATCACCTCATCTCTGTACTTCTGGTGTCCGCGCATAGCCCTTGGATGGGCAATTCTGAAACAGATTGTATTACCTGTTTTGAACTCCCACAGCTTCCCCGGAATGACTGAAGAAGTCTCATAGCCGCCTAGCTCAGTAAGCACCTGTTTTATGATGTAGTCTGTTCTCCGGGCTCCAGATGCAAAGATGATGAAATCAGGCTCAAGGTGTTTAATTTGTACCGCCAGTAGCTTCAGCGAGGCTAATATGACTTCCTGCACTTCATTTTGAGGGCGATTGAGAGGGGTCAGTCCGTCGTAATCCCACGCCAGTAGATTGGCATACACGATTGCCTGGGGAAGAATATTAAGCTCCCGGGCCAGCCTGAAATGATATTGCGTGAAGCGGCTACGTGATTTGAGGTTGGCGGTGCCATAATTTTGTACCGGAAGATGTTTCCTGTAACGATCTACAGCTTCTTCAACCACTTGCCCGATGGTGACGTCAGGTATAAGTCCCAACACCCGTGATATCGTATTCTTACCATTCAGCGTATTCCAGCCTGCGGTTTCACGTCCAACCAGCATGATTTTTATCGGTGAATGCCAGTATTCTTCAAACGGCACGGGTAAAAAGACGCCTGAGTATTTATCCTCATTCAGGTTAAATGACTGGGCGTTAACTTCCTGCAATATCCGTTTGTACGCGTCTAATAGCTTTTCCATTCTTCAATCCTGCCCCGTAATAAAAACACCTTCAGATATATATTATTTTCATGATATCAATCAGATACATGAGGATAAATATGCAAAAATCCTTCCGATTCACCAATTCATCCATCAAAGCCCTTCCGGCAAACACAGATACCCGATCTACAGAGCTTGAGGTATCAGATACCGAGGTCATAGGCCTCAAATGTCTCTCAGGTCGAACGGGTAACAAACGTTTCCTCCTGCGCTACACATTCCACGGTACCAAAAAAAGTATCAGTATTGGCAGATTCCCTGAAATCGATGTGGGGACAGCCCGTCAGATAGCTCGTCGTCACAAGGAGGCGATTGCACTGGGAAATGACCCTAAAGCAGAACGCGATAATTATCGTGCGATGCCAACACTTAGTGAGTTTTTTCACCAGACCTATGTTCCGTTCATCAAACGCCATAAAAAGTCCTGGGATAAGGATGTTCAGCGTTTCACGCAATACATTGAACCTCGTCTGGGGAAGATACGTTACTGCGACCTTCGGGCCCGGGAGATCCAGCAGGTGCTTTTTGACATGTTACTGAATAGCCTTCTGACGTCAGCCATTCAGCAACCTCTTTACAGGAATAACTTTTTTTATCTTTCAGCATAAGCCCCCATTGGCACTGAGTCAGCGCCCGGAGAAATAGTCTGACTAAAATATCATCACTACGTTTGCTTCCGACTTTTAGTTTCATATCAGAAAACACCGTCCGGCAATAGAGAAAATCACACCAGTCATCCCAGTCAGCCAGGGTCTTCAGTGTATGCGTTTGCCGCCAGTCGTCGAAAAGAGAGCGTTGCTGCAGAGCCTCTTCCATATTATCCCATGGGCGGGAAGACATCAGTAAATGCCCTTCATTCATGGCGGGCTGTACGGGCTGGCGTTTGAAATCGAATTCCAGATTAAGACGGATATCCTGTTCCCGGGATACCAGATCGCTTTCCGACAGCCACATCTCACGCGTTGATATCAACGTACTTCGGGATAACGTCTGACCGGGTAAACGATTAAGGTAAAGATCTACCATATAGTCGTTATAGTCACTGCGTGGAATATCGGCAGGAGGTTTGACGCCAGCCCTGGCATGAACAACAGGTTTTCCCTGAATAGCTCTATAGGTTAACTGCCCCCGGGTTTTCATGGCGATAAGCTGGCTGACCTCATGCTTACATGTCAACATTGATGAACCCGGATCAACAATATCGCACAGCGACTGGAAGCGGGAAGACAGTGGACCGCTCATGTTTATCTTGTTAAGTGGGCAATTTGTCAAAAAGCCATCGGTTGTGACGCTGACAACCGATGAATCAGAAGGCAAAGCATTCATGAGTTCCCCGACAACGGCGCGGATAAATCCCGTCACATGCGCAGCAAAGAATGGCTGAGTAACCGATGATGGTGGGAGGGATCTGTTTAATCCACGGGCAGTATCAAAGGCGGTTTTGGCGCGAAGGCCCTGAGCAAGTTTGCCATAAAGCGAGTTGCCAATTTCTTTCCAGAATTTCTCCTCCAGAGAACCTTTAATATGGCGATTACGGTTCTCACGGACCTGTTGAACAAAGGGAAGAAACACCGATGTTGATTCGCTGTTATGTGGGGAGGTGTCACAGATCCAGGGGACGATGATCCCATTATGGATCGTCATCTCTGCCCCGAGCGACAGAGCAAGTTCGATTTCAGGTGCCGTTGCCCATGATTCGCCACTTAATGGAAAGAATAACCCATATTGATCGGTCCGAACCGGCAGGCTGGGATAGGGAACTGATTCCGGGAACTGAAATGTGACAAACGCAAATCCCATTACATGCCCACAGTAATCGTCCGGATTTTTACTGAGGCGGATGTTTCCGTAATCGGGTATGAGGATATCTAATAGCCCGGTGGTATACGCTCCAGCCAGATCGTAGTCATACCAGTGATCAGACGGTGTAACCCCCATCATAAAACACTCATTGCGTCCGCCGTGGTAACAGTTGATCGGGAACGTTTCAAACAGCTCTCTTGAAGGAACACTGGCGGGGTTTTTAATCGTCCGGAATGCCTGTTTCTCCGTGAGCCAGAGTTCACGGGTTTTAATGTGTGTCCCAAGGCAGACTTCAGGAGACATATTGTTTTCTTTAAGTGTTTTGGTGAACCGTGAAACTGCCATCGCCCCGATGGTGGCGGGGACACGATCAATCATCAGCTCCCGGGCGCAAAAATTGCGAACCTGTAAAGCATAACGAACCGCAATCTCGGCATCCCGCAGAGCATAGGCTTCAAACCCTGCTCTGTCGCCCAGAAGATATTCACGCATATTGGTTATGGAATAAGGTGCAGGAATGGTCAGTTTGGGAAGACCCAGTAATTCACCACATTCAGCCAGACCCATACCCCCGGGAGTGATAAGCAGTGTATCGATGAAAGCTACGTTACTGCAACGCGGAGGGGAAGTTCGTTTGTCAAACATTATCTGTTCAGTCTTTACGCGACGTTCCTGCTGTTCATCAAAATCGATACCGTAACGATTTTTGAAGCTGCTGACAGTACCGCGTATTCCTTTCAGAAGAATTTTGTAGTCTGACCAGAAATTGGCAAAGGAGGTGATATCCGCACGAATGAAATGCGCATATATATTAATAATACCGGGCCATTTTGTAATCACACCCGTTTCAAGAAGCGGTGTAATCGTTTGACAGAGAAAGTTCTTAAAAGACAGCCGGGATTTTTTCTGTGAGTCAGGTGGATAGATAATGTTCGATATACCTGTATTATCGGGTAAGACAACATAACTCTGATATGACAGAATATCATTCTGTTGTGTTTCAGGATTGAAAACATATTCGGTATCAAAACCGATATGGAGTGTCAGGTCACTTGAAATAACAGATACTTTTTTTGATGCAGGTGGTATCACAGGATAATCATCAAGCGTTTTAGGTCTTTTAAGATTGAGCGCTGGCTCTGAAGTCACGGACTGATACCCCGATGCGGCAGCGAGGATGTCCTGCAAATTATTGCTCATAGTTAACTCCGAAAAAATGCCGGGAGTTCGTCCCCCCCGGCATAATGAATCAGGATTTAATGACGTCTACTACAGCTTTGAAAATATCATTTTTGCGAGATTCATTATCTGCATAGATAAAGGAAACGAGTTTCCTGCCTGCTTTAATCAGGATACCACGTTGCGTCTTTTCCACAGACGGGGTAACGTGTGCAGATAACAGACAATGTTCATGTAAATGAAGAAACTTTTTTGAGGCGTAGCCGCCATGTAATCGGGCTTGAATGTCAAGATACATATCATCAAGAGAACCGGGTTCTCCTGATTCACTCAATACTGGATAACCCTTCTTATCAAAAAGGTTAAGGATAGATTTACTATCATGTTCGAACAGGGTAACACCGTAAATGTATTTCATTCGAAAGGTGAGGGAATCGGTGGTGTAGACCTCCTCCTGACGATTGAAATTTTTGAGACGCCTGGCTAATTCATTAAAAACAGCACGAGCAGTAGCCGTGTCCTGCAGGGTGTAGGTATAAAGTATGAAGCCATCTGTGCCGATGAGCTTTACTAAGTTGCCCATAATCGTGATAGCGAGAACTAATGCAAAGGACAGATATTTTTCATCGTTGTCTACAGCTGTGCTTGCTGATTCGGGAAGAATGTTCAGTGCATTATTAGCGTTATTTTCCGTGTTCTTAGTAACCATTTATATCACCTTTAAGTTTGTTTTGACGATGTGCATTTTCCCAATCAACAATATCGTCAAGAGAGAATCGTATAGCCCGCCCAATTCTGATGAAGGGCGGGAGTTTTCCGGGATTGCGAGAAATATCTGACGCAACCGTGGATGCAGAAAGATTAAATCTTTCTGCGAACTGCTTTCACGAATCACAGATCATTGGTTCATTTTTTCGTGTCATAACTTTCAATGACCTGAGAAACCACTGCGTGTGATGTCGCTGCATTGTGAAAAGCGTAGCGACGGGTCGCCGTGAGTGAATGGTGATTTAGCAGATGGGAAGCGATTGCAATATCCCCGGTCGCCTGTAGTACCCGGGTGGCAAAGGTACGGCGCAGGTCATGCATCCGCAGGTTATCAATGTCGGCATCCCGGCAAATACGGGCAAAGGTTGCACGCGGATATGCCAGAGGGCGGGCATTGTCGGTTAGTCGCGGAAAAATGTAAGTTTTGCTGAGCATCAGGTCCTGCTGGCACTGGACAACTGCAATGGCTGGAGGTGCAAGTGGGCAGGTGAAAGGGTGTCCGGACTTTGTATCAGGCAGTATGAGTTGATGCATATCCAGGTGCCAGTACTCCCATTTCAGGGTACATACCTCACCAATACGCATCCCCGTATAAAGAGCAAGCAATATAGAATCAGCTGCCGGTGTTTGCAGCGCTGTTGCCGCGTCAATAAAGCGCGGGATTTCTGTCGCTGATAGTGTGCGATAGCGAATGTTATTTTCTTTCAGATAGCGGACATGTGACATCGGGGAATGCGTGATCCATCCAGCACGTACTGCCAGAGAGCATATTTTGGACAATATTGCGAGGATACGGTTTACTGTTGACGGACGTAATTTTTCCCGTAAGCCAGCAGCATATTGTTCTAGTTCTCCTGCCGTGATGTCGCGAAGTTGAACCGCCCCGGGTTTCCTGGAGAGTGTTTTATCTGTGAACTCAGGCTGCCAGATCATCGTTTCCGATGGAAGCATAATAAGCTTTTTCTGCTTCTGCCGGAGGAGTATGGCCCAGCCTTTCCAGCAATCGTCGATTGTTATACCAGTCCACCCACGTGAGTGTGGCCAGTTCCACTTCTGCACGGTTTTTCCAGCTCTTACGGTGTATTACCTCCGCTTTGTAAAGACCATTGATGCTCTCCGCCAT